GGGGATTCCCCCACTCAATATATGCTGTTTAGTAGTATTTTAGATTTACACGTCACTTAATTTTGTAACCGTCTTCTGGAGTTCTACTAGCACTCCTTTTGGCGTTTGCCATTTTATTTATATTCAAATCTTTTATATTTTATTTGTTCGTTTTTGAATTTTGAACGTTATCAATTTCAACCCCTTATTTTTGTATTTAAATTTCCTGTGGTTATCCAGGTATAGTTTTTAAAATTTGACTATTGTATGAAAAATTTTTCTAAATAATAATTTTATTCTAATTTAATTTAAATTGGGTCTAGCAAATATTCCCTATTACACTTATTTTGAAATGAATTATTGAATCTGCTAGTTAGTGACTAATTAATGAAACCACTAACGAAATGTTGAATAAACATAGATTATAATATATATCTAACAACTAAAGTATTTTTATACGTTGTAAGACGGCTATTCTTTCCGAGATTCTCTTGTTTCTGCACCCCACCGAGTAGGCCAGGCAGACTGAGATAGAAAGAAAGCGCAAACGTATTTTAATATATAACCTGACATTTATATTATTAGAAATCGGTAACGAAAGTTTATGGTTAGGCTTTCGGATTCTTTATAATAGTTTAAATAGATTAAGGATAGGTGCTGTCTATAGCATTTTATCTTAAAATTATTTAATTATTATTTTTAGCCAATTTTATGTGGTATTTGATTTTGTCAAAATCCACCGTGAGGTCTTGTCCGACCTTTATAACTGACAAAAACTCCTTAATAAAATTACAAATGTGTTATCCTACCAATTATATTTTTTTAAATAACCAAGAAATAATAAATGAATCCTTTGATACTATCCCTCAACATTTTGATGATGATTCATCTTCTGATCTTTATGATTCAGATTATGAAACTGACTCTGAGTTTGATAGCTCTTGTGACACTTTTTGTCTTGAGTGTGAAGAATTTTATGATGAAAATGCTGGACTTTGTCCATGTCAAGATCATACTAATTTTACATTACTTGATACATTATTGAATATGCATAATGACACTTCAGATATGAAATCTGTAGAACTTCATTTACAAACAACTGAGGAAATTTTAATGAGTTTAGAAGATAATAATTTAAATTGTCCCGCTCATTTTAAAAATTTACCGCAGTTTCAACAACAATTGATTGCTGAGTATGGTGAATTTATAGGTACTAAAACCTATAATTCATACATAGACTCTGTGAATGCATTGACTCCTTTTAATGTACAATCTTTGTTGACTGATTATTTATTACCATTAGCAACTCATGCTGATGTTAATTGGATAATTAAACTTCTCGAAGATATTGGTATTTTAGTCCATTTTTTATGTAAAAGTTCTTCTTTTACTGAGTATTCTATGGCTATACTTACTTTTGCTAAACTTCGATCAGATGGGCCTTTGCTCAATTCTGAACTTTTAACCAATCTTGAAACTTACTTCAAACGTCTTTTTGGTAGTTTTGAAGTTCAAGGTGTTGAAGAGTGTCTTTCTGGCGCTCGTCAATATCTTGACAAATTTGATGAAGTTAAAAGATCTCCTATTTTTACTAAGTTATATAAATTTTCCATGTATGCTCTTAGCCTTTCCCTTTTTAAAAAATTGGGTTTGACTTTTGACTTTTTGGGTTATTCCCGAATTGAAGCTGAAGCTATTAGGAAAAAACACCATCGTGGTGTTGATTTTTATAGAACTATGGCTGATACTGCTCTCTTTCTTTGTGAAAGAGGTTATCAGTGTTTGAAAACTGGAGAGATGGATCCTATTTTTCATTCAGGTGATGTGTATCAGAGATTTTATGATGAAACAACAAAACTTCTTCGTCAATCCCTTTTACTGAATGAACCTGCTCTTTATGGTTTTACTGAATTTGAATTTTTAGCAAATTTGGAAAAAACTATTGAGACTGGTGAGAATATTTATAAACATGCCACACGAGTAGGTATAGATGAAAAACTTCTTGTTCGTGTAAATGTTAATAAATTACTTACTGTGAAATATGATTTAATGACTCGTTCTCGGGCTAGGGAGTCCCGGAAACCCCCTTTCTCAATTTTAATTTATGGAGATACATCTGTTGGGAAATCTTCAATAACAGATATGATCTTCCAATATTACGGAAAATTGAGAGGTTTACCAACCGCTAGCGAGTATAAATATACTCGTAACCCTGCAGCTAATTTTGCTGATGGTTTTCGTACTATGCAATGGTGTTTTCAATTAGATGATATTGCTTTTATGAATCCTGATGCAGCTCCTAATGGCGATAGGTCAGTTCTGGAGATATTGCAACTAATTAATGCAGTACCTTATGTTCCAGACCAAGCTGCTCTTGAGGATAAAGGACGAATTCCCTTTCGCGGGGAGCTCGTTATAGCTACCACAAATCGTAAAGATTTGCATGCTCATCCTTATTTTTCATGTCCATCCGCTGTTCAACGACGTTTTCCATACGTTATTGATGTTAAACCAAAATTGTGTTATCGTAATGCTGCTGGTATGTTAGATTCGACAAAAGTTGGTGATATCGAATTCACTGATTTTCCTGATCTTTGGGATTTTACTATTGAAAAAGTAGTTCCAACTTCTACTCGCGCTGTACATATTGTTAATGCAGATTACATAATTATTCATAAAGATCTATCTCTTCGTGAATTCCTTATTTGGTTTAAAGAAACTGTCGATGCTCATCATTTGAATCAAGATCGTGTTATGCGATCTGTAAATAAAATGGTGAATGTTGATTTATGTTCACAATGCCAATTACCCCCATCTTGTTGTTCTTGTGCTTCTATGGAAGTACAAAGTAAGAATAAGTATACTGAAGGTAATTCTCATATGTTCGCATCTATTATGGTCACATTAACTAAATTTTTTACTTTATGTGTCTATATTTATTATATGTGTTTGTTATGGGATTTATTTTCAACAACTGTATTTCCAAAAATTAAGAATATATACTATTTTATTCGTCGTTATTGGCGTAAAATTTGGATTATGCTTTATCTACAGTATAGAGTTATTCGATGGCTTCTTGATTTTAATAATCGTTGGTTTTTCCTAAAGATTAGGATGCAAATGTGGTTTTACTCCCACGACGCATCTTTTTATACTGAAGAATTGCGTATTCGATTTGAACGTTCATGGTTTAAAAAACTTGGTGATCGTGTTCAACAAAAAATCGGCTATCCTATGATGTTAACTGTGCTTGTTGGTTTTCTAGCATCTGGTATAGCGTTGTATAAATTTAAATCGGCAGTATATTCTATTCAAAGTGAAACCCCTATGGTTTCTGAAGAAGAAGAGTCTACTGATGAGGATATTCTTGAAGTGGAATTTGAGAAACACACTCTTAATGAAAGTGTTGGTAAAACACCCACACCTGATGAAGGTGTCTCTCGTATTAATCCCTGGAAGATAGATGATCAATATGTGTATGATTCTTTTGATTTTTCCCCTTTGAGCGTTTCTTGGAATGCTTTAGAAAAAGATCAACTTGTTGAGAAGCTTGCACGTAATTGTTATTATGCATATATACGCTGGATTAATCCTTTAACTGATCGTAATATTTATAAAATTGCTCGTATTACATGTTTAGGCGGTAGAATTTTTATGTTGAATAAACATTTATTACCACCTATTGGTGTTGATCAATTTCGTATTGAATTGCGAGCTCAGCCTAATAATTCAGGGGTGACATCTAATCGCATGTTGAATGTGACTAGATCTGAATTTCATTTTGACTCCTCAGATGTCGCTTTAGTGAGTTTAGCTGATATGGATGTTCATCGTGATATAGTTGATTTATTTCCTACTGGTAAACTTGATACTATTAGGCATGGAGGTTTTATTCTTAACAGAAATGAAGACACAACGATTGCTATTAATGATATAGCTCGTTTTCAATACAATAGGAATTATTATTGTCGTGAATTTGAACATTTAGATGTTTATCCTCATGTTGATACATGGTTTTCTCATGCCTCACGACCTACAATTGATGGTGAATGTGGTTCACTCCACATTGCGATGACTGGATATGGTCCAGTTATTTTAGGAATTCACTATCTTGGTTTTGGTCATCAAGTTGGTTGTGTTGACATTCGTAAAGAGTATATAACCAATAGACTTAAGAAATTTGAAGAACCACGTATACAGAGTTCATACCCTCAACTTTCTTCTACTTTAGTTAAAAAAGAATTGACTAAATTACATGATAAGGCTGTTGTTGGCTTTATCGAAGAAGGTGAAGCTAGAGTTTATGGATCTTTTGTTGGTATGGGTTTTCCCCGCGGAAGAACTCAAGTGGAAATTTCTCCTATGGCAAATATTTTATCTGACTATGGCTATAAAATCAAACATGGACCACCCTGTTTAACAGGATGGGAGCCAAAAAGAATGGCTTTGATTGAAATGGTCAATATCAATAATAAGATGGATCGTCCCCTTTTAAAAGAGTGTGCTCAATCCTTTTTAAATGATATTATGCGGGAATTACCAGCTAATGAACTTAATAAGCTTGAAGTGTATGATACTTTTACAGCTATTAATGGGGCTGCTAGTATTCCATATGTTGATAAAATAAACCGCAACACTAGTGCTGGATACCCTTGGAATAAGAGTAAAAAGCATTTTATGTTTCCCGTCGAGCCACGTGGAGATATTATGGATCCAATTATGTTCAATGATGATGTTATGGATCGTGTTGAACATATGACTGATGCTTACTTTAAGGGGCATAGAAATCATTTGATTTTCTCTGCATCCCTTAAGGATGAAGCAACTTCTTTTTTAAAGATTAAGAATAAAAAGACTCGAGTTTTTACTGGTGCACCACTTGATGGTACTATAGTGATAAGAAAGTTTTATTTATCCTTCATACGACTCATTCAAAACAATCGTTTTGTTTTTGAGTGTGGAGCAGGGACAATTGCTCAATCTTTAGAATGGGAAGAAATAATGAAATATCTTACTAAATATGGATCTAATAATATGGTTGCGGGTGATTATAAGAATTTTGATAAATCAATGTTTGCATATATCATCTGGTTATCTTTTTGGATTCTTATTCAACTAGGTAAAAAATCTGGAAATTATTCAGAGAAGGAAATTCTAGCATTGTATGGTATTGCAGAAGATATAGCATTTCCTACCGTAAATTTTTTCGGTGAATTGATATCATTTTTTGGTAGTAATCCTTCAGGTCATCCTTTGACCGTTATAATAAATTCTATAGCAAATAGTCTCTATATGCGTTATGCATATGCTAAATTGAATCCTGATAAACATTGTCATGATTTTAAGAGTAGTGTGTCTTTAATGACTTATGGGGATGACAATGTGATGGGAGTTAATCCTCAATCGCATTGGTTTAATCATACAGCAATTCAGCGAGTACTTTCTGAGTGTGGTATTACATATACTATGGCTGAGAAAGATGCTGAAAGTAAACCATTTATTCACATAAATGATGTTAGCTTTCTTAAACGAATTTGGCGATTCGATGAAGATATTGGTGCATATGTATGCCCTTTAGATCACGAATCAATAAATAAAATGCTTATGGTTTGGAAACGATCCAGAAATATAGACGCAAAAGAACAGTGTGTTGCTCTAATTACCACTGTTGTACGTGAGTACTTCTGGTATGGTAAGGATATTTTTCTCACCAAAAGAGCTTTGTTTCAGAGCATAGTACCTAAGTTAGGACTTGAACTTTTTGTTCAAGATTCTACTTTCCCAACTTATGAAGAGTTGAGAAATAACTTTTGGGAAAGTTCTAAGCATGTAAAGCGAAACTAATTTCTCATATGGGGTGTGAACTATAACATCCTTTAAACCATTATGTAGTATTATATAACAGTCACTGCCTTTACTCTCATTAGCAATATTTAGAGAGCGTTGGAGCATGGGTTATATAATTTATTCACCAGGGGTGTTCCCCCAAAGTCCCTATTTAGGGAATTAATCCGGTTGATTTATGAAATAAATTTGCAATTTGCTGAAGAATGCGGATTCTTTGGTATCTAAAATACCTCCGCACTAATAACAATATTTTATGCTGTTTTTATTCTTCAGTACCAAAAGAATTAATACCCTTTAGGTTGCAATCGGCAGCCCCAGGCACTGCAGGCGCTTCCGAGATCGCCGCAGCCACCAAGGAGGTTGGTGAAACCTCACAAGAGACTGAAGGAACCGTTAGGTATCTTGATGAGAAGCAGGGATCATGTTTAAATTTTAATCCAATTACGGATAATTCTTTTTATAATGACCATACGATTGGGACAGATCTTAATGACTTTCTTTCTCGACCTGTTTTGATTCAGACAATAACGTTGACTGAAGCCTCGAATTCAAATACTGTTTTCAATCCTTGGAATCAATATTTTACCACTACAGCGATATCTAAAAAGCTAGATAATTACTCTTTATTGAGTTGTAATTTGAATTTAAAATTTATAATTAACGCTTCTCCATTTTATTATGGACAAATAATTGCAGCTTATAGACCGCTTAGTGGTTTTAATACAGATAATATTATCAATGTTTCAACGTATGCTGATGATTTAGTTCCTCTAAGTCAAAGGCCGCATATTTATCTGTATCCCCAAACTTGTCAGGGAGGCGAAATGAAGTTACCTTTCTTTTATTTTAAGAATTGGCTTCGTGTTAATAAAGCTTCAGACTTCACCGATATGGGTGCAGTTACTGTAAGAACTATCGTTCCCTTAACAAACGCAAATGGATTGTCTTCACAAACAGTCACTTTGCAAGTATTTTGTTGGGCCTCGGACATTCGTCTTGCTGGTCCAACTTATGCTTTATCACTTCAATCTGTTGTTGAACATCTTGAATCTCCCACTGACCTTATTTTTGATGATATGATCTTCATAAAGAAATTTAAGAAGGTCATAAATGATAAAGAAGAGCGCTATTTACAGGATGTTCTCATGAAGGTTACTTCTATGAACAAAACTGAGCGCTCTGAACTTAATAAGGCTATTTCTAAGATCATGTATGATCGTAAGAAAGCATGGAGACTTCAATCCCGAGATGAATATGGTACTGGATCTATCTCTAAGCCTGCTACAGCTATTGCTGCTGCTGCTAAGAAATTGTCAAATATTCCTATTATCGGACCGTATGCAACAACTACTGGAATGATAGCCACTGCTGTTGGCAAAGCAGCTAGTGCTTTTGGTTATACTAATGTCCCCGTTATCGAAGATGTTAAACCATTAAAGCCTACTGCTTTTGGTCCTTTGGCTTCAGCTGAAATTGGAACACCTATAGATAAACTAACTCTTGATCCTAAAAATGAATTAAGTATTGATAATAGAATTGTTGGATTATCTCCTACAGACGATTTACTTATATCAAATTTTGTTCAAAGAGAATCATACTTGAATCAATTTACTTGGTCACATTCAGCAGCTGTGGATACTTTGATCTGCGGCTTTGCTGTTCAACCAGAAATGATTGTTTCGAGTACACCTGTTTCTTATGCTTATAGAAACGCACCTCCAATGGCACATATTCAACAAATGTTTCATTATTGGCGCGGAGATATAATATATAGATTCAGGTTTATCTGTTCTAAATTTCATCGGGGTAGAGCTCGTATAACTTGGGACCCTGAAGGAGACATAATTTCAAATACTCAAACTTCTCCTGTTGCATTTA